TGGGAAGCTTGGATTTCCTTATGGATCAGTCAGAACGTGGCCCCCGGAAGTGTGTGTATTGATGGTGGTGCTAACTACGGTTACTATACATTTCAGCTATTACTTCATGGATGTAAAGTATTTGCAATAGAAGCTAATCCACATCTTATTCCATACTTAGAAACGTCATTAAAGTTAAATGGTGATCTTCCTTTAACTATCATGAATGTTGCTTTGACAGATGGTTCTACAGAAACAGTTACGCTAACCGTTACTGAGTCTTCTCTACACTCAACAATTATCATTAATAGAGAAGCAAAAGATACGGTAGAAGTAAAAACAGTAAGATTGCTTGACTTTGCTAATAAGAAAGTTGACTTTATTAAGCTTGATATAGAGGGTGCAGAAGATCAGGCATTACCGGACTTGATTAAGCTACAAAAGAAAAACCCTAACTTGGTTTGTTTGATGGAGTGGGTGTATGATGCATACCCAAATAAAAGTCGTGAGTTGTTTGACTATATCATTGAGAACTTCAATATAGCATATGTAGATTATTATGGAGGTGAGATACCTGTTACTTCATATGACTTCATAAAGAAAGAGACTCTTGACTTGAGAATGTATGTCCTCAGAAAAAAATAATTGACTATCTTTGATTAACCAACAATTAGAACATGACAACAATATTAAAGATCACTGCAGATGAGGATGGGAGAATTGAAATCCACATTGACGCAAAAACAACAATGGATCCACTAACTCTAGTAGGATTATTAGAACAAATCAAGCAAGACTTGTTCAGAGAGAATCAACCTGAGAGAATAGCGGCATCTAAAAAGTATGACGCATGAGTATTAAAGAAACACATATACCTACATTTGGAGAACAACTGATAGGTATAGACGTTGAGTCTGAACAACAAGACAACGTCACTAAAGTAAAGGTAATGTTTGCTGAGATAGCTGAGATGGTAAAGAAAGATTATCAAGGTGAGTCTAGGCATCCACTAAAAAGTTTACTATTTGATCACGCTATAGGGGAGATCCTGAACGCACAGATGTCGGTAGTAAAAGTATTAACACTAAAACACTATACAGATGAAACTGGTGGGACGCAGGGTACTAATTAATGTACCTAAAAAGAAAGAGTCTGTGATTGAACTCACAGCAAAAGATGAAGACATGATGCAGAAAGAAGCAATGGCACTCTGGACTAATCTAGAAGTATACGCTACAGGTGACTCAGTAACCCTTGTATCTGTAGGAGATAAGGTGTACCTAACTACCGGATCATTACAGAATGCAGAGAAGGTAGAAATTGATGGTGAGGTAAAACTCATGGTAAGTGAAGGTGACATTGCAATTGTTTGGTAATTGTAGTATCTTAGCACCGCAAACTAATTAACACTAGGTAAGAAGGTCCCCGGAATTATTTCTGGGGATTTTGTTTTTACAGAAAGTTTTTGTATATTATAGTATATATTTATTAAACCTAGAAGACATGCCAAATCCAATCTTCCCGTTTACATGGCAATATAATAATCAACCTATAGAGGTTTTAGCAAGCAATGTCAATTTATTATTACCGGAGTGTAATGACGCAGATAAGTATATTACAAATGTTTCTGCTGCTGTGGCACCTTGGGTTATTTACCCTACACTTATTAATACTTGTTCAAAAGTAGAGGATCTTAATACAATACAACCTAACCTACCAGTACAAAATTTAAGTGGTTGGAAAATAGGTGGCCATGTAGTACTACAAGCTCAACCTAGCTATTCAGTGTCGCTTGGTATATTGACTGTTGAAAATTCATTTGGAGGTACAATGTTAAATGTAGGATTGTACCCTTGGAAAAGTTCAGGCATGACTTGGGCACAAATTCCAGGAGGGTATGAAATAATAACTGAACCACTAGGCATCTTTAATACAGCTAGTGATGTAGGTGTTCCTTCAGGAAATAACTATGTTCAAGTAAAGTTTACATATGAACCTGTTGTATACCCACCTTCAGGAACTACACTAGACTATCAATTAATGTTGTATGTAGATAGATGCTCTATATCAGAAACACCTGCTTTACCTACTGATGAGATTGAAATTGCAATATCATTTGAACTAGAGTTTTTAATAGACACTGGATGTACAGTTCTTTATTCAGGAATTTAATTAATCAATAAATAAATAAGATGGATATTTTAAACTGGATTTACCTCAGAGCTAACGGACTTATTAGAACTACAGCAAATGATCCTCAAACGGATCTAGTAGCTTTAGGTGCAGATGCAAGCTTTGCTAAAAGAGGTGACAAATATTTAACTTACGGAATGACCATAGCGGATCTAGCTAATGCTAGTGATGTAGCTAACACCGGGTACTATTCAATTGACTTGAATTTATCTCCTGTAGTAGATGTAACTACTAAAAAGGGTGTTATTGAAATTATCATGGAAACACCAGAGTTAGATCCACGGCCAGCTTTTGCTTCAGCTGTTCCATTGTATATTAACAATGCTGCTATGGACTTTACAGATCCGGATGCTATTTACATGCAACATTCTGTATATTACAGTCCTGCGTTTGGTGATAGCTTTATCCCTTATGTTATTTCAACAGGAGCTACTCCAACAGGATCAGAGTTTGCTATCTTCAATGCAAACCCAACTGTAGTAGGTGAAATCACTGCATTTACTCCAGGTACTGGAACAACCATTTTAGCACAAGCTGGTATTACATATACAGCTGTTGGTGTAACTGTTGGTGCTGCTACATTCACAGTAGTGCGTAACGGGGCGGGAGCAATTTCTACAGTTACTCTAGTAAATCCTGGATCAAGTTATTTAAACGGGGACATACTTACTATTGAAGGTGCAAATATAGGTGGTGTTACTGGTGTAGATGATCTTACCATTACGGTAGATAATACTACTTATGAAAATCAGTTTGAAGGACGTTTCTACTTATACTATGAACTTTATAATTTCTAAATCATGGCAAAGAAAGCTAAAAAAACAGAAGAGGCACCAGTGGTGTTACAACAAGTAGTGGTAACAACAGAGCAACCTAAAACTTGGTATGAAAAATTGCAAGAGAAACTTGCATCTAAAAACAATTCTAATAAATAAACAATCATGGATATTTTAAATTTTATAAGCTGGATTAAGGGTAAAAGATTCCTTACCACAATAGATTCTACAAAAACAGTTATTCCTCTCGGTGTCAAAGATTCTCGTAGAGATGACTTGTATATTACAGGTGCAATGACTGTACAAGACTTTGTATCACAATTGGCACCAGGTCAAGTTGGACCAGCAGGACCTCAAGGACCTCAAGGTGTACAAGGTATAGCTGGTGCTCAAGGTAACCAAGGTCCTGCAGGAACAGCAGGAGTACAAGGTGTACCAGGAGTTCAAGGTATTCAAGGAACAACAGGTGCAGTAGGACCCGCAGGATTGGACTGGCAAGGAGCTTGGGTTTCAGGAACCTCTTACGTAGCTGATGATGCAGTTGCTTATCTTGGTGCTTCATATTTTTGTATTCTAGCTACATCAGGTACAACAAATCCTTCTGCTGATCCTACACATTGGGCGCTATTAGCTTCTCAAGGAGCAGTAGGACCACAAGGCATTCAAGGTTTACAAGGAGTACAAGGTGTTCCTGGACCTGCAGGTGTACAAGGACCAATAGGTTTAACCGGTGCCGCTGGAACACAGGGTCCGATTGGATCAACAGGACCTACTGGAGCAGTAGGACCTCAAGGAGTACCTGGACCGGTAGGACCTGCTGGGTTAACTTGGCAAGGTGCATGGGTATCTGGTAACTCATATGTTATAAATGATACAGTATCTTTTGGAGGAGCTTCTTATTTCTGTATAAATCCAACTTCAGGTACAACTGACCCAGCAACTGACACAGTTAATTGGGCATTGTTAGCATCTCAAGGTGCGGCAGGAGTAGCCGGTGCTACTGGTGCTACAGGAGCTACAGGTTTAACTGGTGCTATGGGTCCTCAAGGAGTTCCGGGACCAGTTGGTCCAGCAGGATTAAATTGGACTGGTATATGGTCAGCTTCTAATGTTTATGCTGAGAACTATGCAGTATCATTTGGTGGTGCATCATACTTTTGTTATAATCCAGCTGGTGTAGGACCATCTGCTTCAAATCCTTCAACTGACACAGCTAACTGGGCATTACTTGCCGCACAAGGAGCAACAGGTCCACAGGGACCACAAGGAGAGCCGGGTCCTCCTAACAATGGAGTTCAGATACTTATTTCGGCACCAGCTGATAGTGATCCAGTTACAGGTACTACAGTAGAGACTGCTGCACGAATATATGGTTTCCCATTTACAACAGGTCTTGATTCAACTTATGAACTATCTTGGGGTGTAAAAAGAAGGTATGCTAATGATATCATTACAACTAGGGTCTATATAAACACAGATGCTGATTTACTAGGTGCAACTTTAATTGCAACAGGAGAAACTTTACCTGCAACTAATAATCTGTTTTCAAGAAATGTAAGAGACTTTAATAGAGTTGCTGGTGGTGCTACAATTTTTAGCGAATCTACAGCATCCGCAACTGATACAGAGGTTACTGGAGCACTCTTAAGTTTTCCTCTTATTCCATTTGCAGATTATTGGATCATATTTACAATTGAATTAGCTGATGGTGCAGATATAGGATATATCAATAGAATTCGTCTTACAGAGTATCCTTCAAACACTTAAAAGTCTGTACTTCACTAATAGTAATAAATAAGAAATCATGTTAAACAATCTTACTAATTTCTTCAACCTGATTACAGGTAGAATGGTTAAGACTAAAGCTGAACCTTCAGACCTTGTAGTACTAGGTACTAGAGATTCAAGGTATGGTGGTGGATATAAGCCTACAGTTATTACTGTAAAACAGTTACTAGGAAACTCAATTCAAACAGATTTGTTTGCATTTCCTTTTAACTATGTTGTGGCACCCGTAATGCAAGAGACCTATAACACGCTTTCAGGCCCCTCTTTCTTTTTTGGAAATACCATAAACAATAAGTCATACACCATATCTGGGATGATTAGTGTTCAAACAAATGCTAATTTCTGGTATATAGGGACTATATCTGCAAATGAACCTTTAACTGGTAACCTTCCTTGGAAAGTAACAGGTACTGTTTTTGCATTTGATGATTCTTTACCTGCTGGAACATGGGTACAAACAGGTCTTTGTGATGGCGCTAGATTTGGAGATACTGCTGGCGGAACTGTTCAATCTGACTATTGTACTATTGTAGAAGACTATGATTCTACACCGGGATCTATTGACCTGTATCTTGCTGTAAATAGCTTAGCAGCAATGGGAGATATCTTTGGAAATGTATCATTTCAATATGAGTTCTTTGTAGAGGATACATATAATTTAACATTTACTAATGCTATTTAATAAAGATACTATGGCTAAAGAAACAACAATAGACAGAGAACCTTTAAAAAGACTGAAAATTTTTAAAGATCTAAAAGTTCAACAAGAGTATGAAAAAGCTTTAGACAGAGTAAAATCTGAAACAAAAGATGCACCTAACGCTCTTACTTTAGAACAGAAAACTAAGCTCATGAGAGCTAGGCAATTGGCTGATCAGTACTTTAAAAGACGTACTACAGTTGATCCTGATAGAGAAGTAGACACTATTAAAACTAATTAATCATGTCAATAGGAAATTTAAAAACAGAAGGTAATAAAGGGAATAACTTTCCTTGGCAATATAAGATGCTTCTTGGACAGCAGTGTGCTTGTGATGTATTAAAAGAAATTGCAGATAATACAGCAGTTGTTGCACCCGCAATGAGAATTCCAACTGTGACTTCACATACAGGAATTGGCGCTGTACCTACTGGTACGTTCAGCTTTTCAATTGCTAATGTAGGATCAGCTGCAGGAACTGTAAATGGTATAGTATCGCTTCCAGCAGGAACTACTCTTAATTTTGATGCAGGAGGTGCTGGTAATACTTTAGATGGAATATCATTTGATGCAACAGGAACTACATTTATTATTACTAAGATAACAGCGTAACCATGAGTACTAACATTTACATAGATAAGTACTCACAGAACCCTAATGGATATCTGAGCAGAGTGTACACACAGACTAACTCTAGTACTCCTGTAACAGCTACCGCTGTTGAAGGTAGTTTATTAGACGGAGGTTTAGGAACTCTTACAATTCCTGCAAATGGATTTCAAGTAGGAGATAGTTTTAGCGGTGTATTGATAGGTCATTTATCTTGTGTAGGTACAGCTACTTTACAGATTAGAGTTAAAACTGCGTCAGGAATATTACTAGCAGATACAGGAGCCATGGCAATGAGTCTTACTGCAAATAAGCATTGGAAATTAAATGTTGATTTTACTGTAAGACAATTAGGAGCAGCTACTGTAGCTTCTATAGCATCAGGAGGATTGTTTGCATATACCAAGAATTCAGGCCTTAACTTTGAAGGAGTAAATTTTAGCATAGTAAACAATACCACTTTTGATACTACAATAGCTAGTACACTTATCATTACAGCTCAATGGAATACTAACAATGCCGGGAACTCTATTTATTCAGAAATATTCACATTAAGTAAGACTTACTAATGAAAATAAATCTCAAACATATCTTGATCATGGTACTAGCAGTAACGCTAGTATCATGTTCTATTGAGCATCACCTATCTAAGGCTCAGAAGCATATAGATACTGCCAAGAGAAAAGGTGCTGTAATTAAACCAGATACTGTGTGGCACTACAGCTACAAATTAGATACAGTATGGAATGTGCAGAACAATACCTTTGAAACAAAACAGATCAGAGTAGATAGCTTCCCGTATACAGTGACCAACACTATATCAGCAGGTATGACCCGTCAGGAAAGATTGCTTAATGAGTCATACTTCAAGCACATGGAGAAGATGATGAAGCTACAGAATGATAGCTTAGCTAAAGTTCTTAAGGCTGCGGTAAAAAAGAATAAGCAGATTCAAAAAACAAAGAGAGTAGTCATCCGTAAAGAGGCAATGCCTTGGAAGATGATGATCTTAATCTTTGTATCAATACTTGCTCTATACATAGTTAACAAACTTTTTATCTCTAAAAAATGACAACTTCTGAAATCACAACTTTTATTATTGGCACCGCTGTATTAATTATTGGATACTTTCTTAAGATAGTTCACAATGATGTACGTAAGAATACAGAAGACCTGGGAAAGCTAAAAGGAAAGATTGAACTTGTAGAACAAGAGAATAGACTCAAATACCAAGCAATCCAAGAACAAACACAATTAGAGATTAAGATGCTTGCTAAGAATGTGAGTGATTTATCCAATGCTGTTAAAGAACTAATGATTAAACTACACTAATATGGTACTATCTGCTGAAGCTCCTGCATTTGGAGCATTTGAAACATTAACCCAATATGGTGCGCTTGGGGTTGTAGTCCTAGGATTAGGAGCTGTTCTTTGGTTTATGCTAAAGAGACAACTTGCTTCTGAAGACAAATTAAAAACTAAAGTTGATGAGTTACAAAAAGAACTCACTACTTATATTGCTTCAGATGCTCAAAAAACTACAGAGGCTTTGAACAATAATACAAAAGCCCTTGAGAAACTACAAGACATTATAATCTCTAAGCGATGAAAAACAAGCTTGTAATACTTGGACTTATAGCAATAATCATTGCTCTTATGCTTACTCAAATACTTAAGAGTGGTACAGAGCATGTTGATGTTGTTGACACAGCACAAACTCTTCAAGCTGATAATGAAAAACTAACTGAGGAGAATGGAATACTAGAGTCAGATGTAAAACAGCTTGAGAAAACTGTATTAACTGCAGAAGGTGAACTAGCACAAACACCAGTTGCAGAAACTATTGAGGTTATTAAAAAGGTAAGAATTTACATTCATGACACTATTGTTATTCATGATACAGTAGTTATTAAAGAGCAGAAGAATTTCTGGGGGAAAACTAAATCAGACACACTATGAAAAAGTTTTTTAGAGAGCTCATCTCAGATGACAATCAAATAAATGAGCAAGCATTTGTAGGTGTAGTAGCATTCTTTGCTATGGTGTTTATCCTAGTAGTGGATGTAATCACAGGTATCCTGAGTAAAGAGCTTATCATAAAAGAGTTTATCTTTGATGGGTTTATGATTCTTACACTTGGAGCATTTGGAATTACTACAGCAGGTAGAATTCTGTCACTTAAAAAAAAGAACAAAGATGAAAGTAACAAAGACGGGGAAAGCAGGGATTGATATGATCAAGTCATTTGAAGGGTTCAGAGGAGCTCCTTACAAATGTCCTGCAGCTATTCCCACAATTGGATACGGAGCTACATTCTATCCTAATGGTAAAAAGGTAGCAATGACTGATGCTACTATAACTGAAGAACAAGCAACAGAGCTATTAGCTAGTATGCTTGTAAGCTTTGAGAAATACGTAGACAGTTACTGTGTGGACACTATTACACAGAACCAGTTTGATGCATTAGTATCATTTGCATATAACTTGGGTCCAGCAAATTTAAAAGCTTCTACTCTACTTAAGAAAGTAAATGCTAATCCTGAAGATGAATCTATCAGATTAGAATTTATGAAGTGGGTAAAAGCAGGAGGTAAAACATTAAAAGGTCTTGTTAGACGCAGAGAAGCTGAAGCAGACTTGTACTTTAAAAAATAAACAACATGCAACTAAGTAAAAATTTAGCATTAGCAGAAGTGATGAGATCAGAAACTGCTAAAAGAAAAGGTATCAGCAACATGCCAACACCTGAACACATTGAGAACTTTAAGCTATTAGCTGAGAAAGTATTCCAGCCTATTAGAGAGCACTTTGGAGTTCCTATTATCCTTTCATCAGGATACCGTAGCAAAGAACTAAACACAGCAGTTGGTGGTGCTTTAAGTTCACAGCATTGT